TGTCGTGAAGGCTATTGCTTCAAAGGCTGTGGAGTATGGCTTCTACGATGGCCTGTCCCACTGCGACTAAGCGGCAAGCTCGAAGCCGCCATCGGTAAACATCTGTTCATGTAATCTTTCAATGGCTCGTACCTGCACTGGCATCCAAGCACGAAGAACAGCGTTGCGCCAGTTGCAGACTTGCCTGTAACTCACACCCCTCTCCTCTGCAATCTTCCGTATGCTTGGTCTCTTGGTTGACCAGTGCATGAGAATGATCTGCAACTCACGGACACTAGGCACAGTACCGCTTACATGATGGTGCAAATATCCTGCGAACCCTCGCATCGCATCAGACCTAATCCGACCCCTCCCATACATCGACAGAATCGAATCTCTCTCCACCTGATGAAGCCTGCCCACCATCGACTGGATCATCGCCGCCTGAGCGTGTAAGTCCATCGGCGACAAGTCATCCTGACTCGTGCCTCTAGTGCCAAGCAAATCTGTTCGGCTGAACTCCTGCCTCTCACTGACATTGAACGAGAACTTAATCGCCTGCTCGACACTGTGAAATCTCATATCCAATCCTTGTCTTCAGTGATCGTTACATGGAGACCGCCATCTTTAATTGGCTGTCCAAGTTTAATCCACAAGGATGTTATCTGTCTGTCATTCTCATAGGCTATCCCCTGTAGCGCATCTAACGCTACCTTCTGTGCGTTATCTATATCTATTCTCCGCACACCCAATCCCCACAATCTGTCTTTCTTCTCTCGCTTCTCCGCATCCGCTGGCCTCAGAGGGTGAAGCACCAACACCACCGCCACTGGGACAGTGAACAGTTGCAACTTATTGGCCTTGGCTATCCAGCCCACCTCGTCCTTGTACGCGATAGCGGCACTGCTCCTGACCATACGCCCACGGAAGTTTCTCCAGTACACGTTCGTGCTAATCGGGTACGGCAAGATCATGTCTGTTCCTTCTTCGGTCTGCCAACCTTCTTCTTGGATGCCTCGATCTTGTTCATGATCTCCTCCATTGCCTTCGTGCTTGGGAGAGATACGACCTGACCAAGCATACCCATCATCGCCTGCTCCCACCTCCGCGAGTCCCTGACGTTCTTCAGTGGTATCCCAACAAGACCGCCGTTGCTGGTGTCGGGTTTGACGAACACAGTCTCAGGATGCTCGCACCTACCAAGCCCATACTGTTCGTCTCTGTAGATTGGAGTGCAGTCTTTGCAGTGTTCGATTGTCACTGTCGCCCTGCGGTCGGGCGCACTGCTATGCACGAATGCAACTACGTACTCAGACCACTTGCGCTGGCTCTCGTAACAGGTCGGCTTGTCTTGCTTGGCTACCCCAGTAGCAACCAATCTGTCGAACTCTTTCGCAACAAACTCAGGCTCGTGTCCGAGGCAGTACCCGTAAAACCCTGATGGCTGTTCGCAGCCGATTGTCTGACACTTCCGTACTGTTCTACTCTTTTCCAAGATGAAGCACCCCTTCTCTTATTGCCTGCAACAGAGTCAAGGCGGCGTGTTCTAACTGTGATCCGTTGACATCCTCCCACGCATGGACATCATGATGCAGCTCATCATGGCAAGGCCGACAGATTGGGATGACCCACCAGTCTGGAACCTTCGTACCCATACCCTTGAACCCAGCCCCATGCGGATGATGCGGGTCGTCTGCGGCTGTGTTGCAACTCACGCATCTGAGAGTCTTCACCCACTTTGTGTAGGCTGGAGACTCCATGCGTTCGACGTACCCATTGGTCAGCGCCTGCTTGAATGTAAGGTACGGCGGGATAACCTTCATGCCCCATAGCCTTTGCGCTCTATCCGTTCGTTCGCCTGTGTTGTCTGCCACACTGCAACTCCCAGCCTCAAGATCTCCAACTCCCATTTAAGCTTCTCTGAAATCTCTGTTGCCGTGCGAAGGTCAATCAACATCTGAAGATACTTCGCATCAGCCCTTGCTTCTCTGTCCTGAGCAGCGGCTGTCTTGAATCCTTGAAGCTCATACTCTTTCATGAGGATTGCAAGCAACGACTCTCGGTACTTCTCAAGGTAGTTCCTTTTCGCCTGAGCCTCTGAGAACAGACCCGCCTTATCCCGCATCTCAGCGAGTCTTGCTTCTGCCTTTTCGTACATTTGTCACCTCCGATTTTTGACCGTAATTTACTGGGATTTGGAACAGATTCTTTTCGTCTGACTTCTTTCCAATCTCTTTTCCTGTCGTCAAATCTTTTGCCCAGATAAGCTTTGATCCAGGAAACCTGGCGTTAACCTGATCCATCAACTTGGCTATCTCCGGCATCTGTTCTCTGTTCTTTTTCTTTTGCTCCTCTCGGATCTGGTCTTTGATGTCGGCAACATCTTTCATGGTTTATCTCCGTAATGAATTCCGATGGCAGCCAATCCTCTCGCTACGGCGGCTGCCTTTGTTTCGTGAAGCACCCTTATCTGTTCGCACAACTTAACAAAGTCTTGTCCAGACGTTGGAACCCCCCAGTCCGAGACAAAATCTGCGGCCTGATTGAGGGCGATCTTCCTTATTGCGGCAACATTCGCAAACGTATTTGGATTCTCCTTGGTCATCTCAAGATCAAACGAGAGCTGGTGGACTGCCTGCTTATAGGATTCCAGCATTGCATAGGCTGACTCAAGCTCCATCATTAAGTCATGTGTCGTTGGTTCATTACTCATATTGCTACCCCTTCTTCCTGCATATATCTGTCGTACTTGTAGTAGGTCGGATGGCTGGGTGACTGAGAGTATGAGCAAGCGCCAGCCCTGTAGAACAGGCCAACCTTACCCTCCCAATCTCCGTGTCGATTCTTGTCGCACACCAAGATGGCATCAGGCATCCCTTCGTCCACCTCTTTCCCAGCCTGAACCTGTTGCTCTTTGCGCTTGTTACGCCACACGGTAAAGCACTGATCCACCTGATCTACGATTGCACCACTGCCCTTTGCGTCCATCTTGTTTGGTATCTGCATCTCATCTCCAAGCTTGCGGCTATGGTGGATGATGTGGACATGGACGTTGAAGTCCAAAGCAAACGCACACACGCTGTCAACAAAGTTCTTCTGACCGTTGTAGTCATCCTCTCCCTTGACAACCTTCATGAGTGAGTCAACTACGAAGTGTTGGATGCCAAGCTTCTTCGCTGCGTATCTCATAATAGCCAACAGATGTGACGGATCTGTCTGTCCCATCTTGTCGTACAACCAGAGTCTTCCTGTCGCGTGGTTGATTACCGCATCTACAAATCTATTCGTTGGTTGAGGAGCGCCAGCCGCCTGCTTACACATGCGAGCGAGCGTGGCTCTTGGCTTCATCTCGAAGCTTGCGATGCAAACCTTTTGGTTCTGATGCAAGAAGTCCAGCATGACATGGCTGGTCAACAGGGATTTGCCGTGACCATTGATGCCCATCCATAGGCTCACCTCGCCAGCCCTGAACCTGATGTGGTCGTGCGTCTTAGGCCAAGGAAGGGTGGCTCCCTTAACCATCTCTCCGCCATTCAGTAGTTCAATGGTCTCGTCTCTGTATGCCCGTGGCTCAGAGATCTTGTCCTTGTCGTGTGGCTCACTGGCGTACTCAGCAAAGTCAATGCTGTCAGCAGAGAAGATCATGTTAGATGACATTTTTTATTCCTTGAAAGAATGGTATCTCGTATGGGTACAAACCTCTGTACTTGATTTCCTCAGAGTGGGATGGAAGAGATAAGTATGGGTCGCCATGTATCTCAGGGGTGTGCTTCATGTGTGCGCCTTTCTCGACACTCACGTTCCACAAAAAAAGTGATCCATGAAATCCATCGCTGATGGAATCCTCGCCAACAGATTTGTTCTCAGCAATCGCAAGCGCGGTATCCTTAATTCGTTCCTGACTACAGGTGCTGTCGTAGACCAAACATATCTGAAGGTCACGAACCCATCGCCATTCATAATCTCTGGGGTGGACAGATGACGACAGAAAGATCTGCCAGTTGCCATCAACAAGATCCCCAACCAAGGACACAAGAACCATTTCGTTTGGCTTAAAGCCAAGCAGCCTTGATTCCCAGATCCTGTCTGCCCCATCAGGAAGAGGTTTCATTTTGCGTTCCTTTCTCTTTCTTAAAAAACATTGAGTATGTAAATCTGTAAACATCGGAAGCTGTTGACTGTGGTCTTATGGCGTGAGGTAAAGACGCATCGAACAGAACCAAGCGACCGGTCGTGTATTTAATTGCAAGCTCGATCTCATTTGAGTGGTCGTCACAGAAGAGCGTCTCTCCGTGCCAGTGAGATTGCCATGTAGGATTGGCGTAATAAAGTAGAACCAAGTCCTGACCGTAGTGAGTGTGGAAAAAATTAACGTCAGATGGGACGCTTAGATTTATCACAGACATATCTAAAACATATCCACTTAGATGTTTATCTAGCTTTGTAGTCTTTACAAATGGATAGATTCCAGCGCCATCAGCCTCCTCTCCTGTTAGTGGGCAGTGTATGTATCGATACCTTGCTCCAGCCTCCGATGAGGAATCCGCCCAACCAAGTGAGTACCGCGAAGCTTGAGCGTATGCAAAAAACTTACTTTGCAATTCTGCGGGAATTAAATTATCCCAAATCCTAATCACTTTTCCGCTAGGAGTTACGTGCTTCATGCTGCCATCCTTTGGTCAGCCTCGAACTTTAGTTGCGCTTCTGTCTTCATAGCATCCCCTCAAAATGAACATTGGTTTGTTCTGATGACTCGTCTTCCCACCTACGCTGGTTCAGCCATGTACTGGGGAACGGAACGAATTGCCCACCATCCTTCAACCAGTCGGTTGATTGCTTGGATGTGTTGACAGATGCAAGCATCTTGGCAAGGACGGTCTCATCAGGATTGATCTTTGTGAACGCCTTCAACGCCTCGGCCTTCGCCACCTTGCGCGGGTATGCTGACCAAAAGGAATCGAACCACTCCGTAGGTAAAGTGGGTTTAAGGGTTCTTGGGTTCTTGGGTTTGTGGGTTGCATCCTGAATCGGTTCTGGAATCTGTTCTGATTTCAGCTCTGATTTCAGAGATTCCTTCTTGCTGATCTTGGCTTTGTTGGCTCGTCTCGCAGACTCAGCCTTGCCGTGGTACTTCTCGATCTCGAAGTCGCAACGATCATTTCTCCAGCCATCGTCAGCCTTCGTGAAGAACTCGTGCAACACACGATCAACGTCTTTGGCATGGTCGCGCATGGCGATCAAACGAGCGCAGTCTTCTGATTCGAGGGGGAGTGGCTTCTCTTCTGTGTAGTACACATCCATCAGCCTGCGGTACGCGAGGTCTTCGGTTTGGCTGAGATGCCTTGTCTTCGTCAGGTAGTCCCTGATGTGGAATTGATAGCTGAACATTTAATCCTTTCTTACCTTTCTTTTGATACCCCGAAGGGGCAGGGAACACTGGTCGAAAGGAACAAACTACCAGTGCTTTCAGTTCTTAGAGCGACCAAGAACCTACCCTGCGGGACGGAGTGTCACGCATCTGAAAATAAAAAGCAAGCATACCCATGTGGTTTACTTGGTCTTTATTGTAGAAAGCTACAATAACTTGTATAATCACGGGGAAATCCTGTATAAATTGCAGGCTTTTAATTCAAATCTCTTTACAATGCGTCAACAAAAGGAACGCCATGTCAGAACAAAACGATCAGTTTTTGAGTGTATGGAACGCCTCATGCACAACCGACCCGCGCCACGTTAAATCGTTCAGCAGGGGCGGCGGCTTCTCCGGCACAGCCATCAATCACACCTACCAACTCCGCAAGGCCACCGAAATGTGGGGGCCAATGGGCGGCATGTGGGGAGTGCATATCATCGAGCAGGGTCTCATGCACGGCACACCGATCATCGTCGATGATGTCACCGAGGAGTGGACACTGGACGACAAAGGTGAGCGGGTACTAACTAAGTTAATCAGCCACAAGCATTCTGTGGCCTGCGAGTCTGTCCACTTCGTCAGGATAAAGCTGCGCTACCCGATCTTCGCAAAGAACGACTTGGGTCAGGATGTTCACACCGGTACTGGTGAGGTGGAGCATTTCGGTCAGACGACCTTTGTCGGAAAGAACAAGAACGGCTATTTCACGGACGAGGAAGCTCCAAAGAAATCCTTAACAGATGCTATCGGCAAGGCTCTGTCAATGCTGGGATTCTCTGCTGACATCTACCTCGGCCTGTGGGATGACAACAAGTACGTCAACGACCGCAAGGCAGAAGCCGCCAAAGCTGGCGCACCCAAAGCTGAGATCAAGGCCAAGATGACAGCCGAACAGGTGGACGCATTGAAGCGCAAACTGTCCGAGTGCAAGTCAAAAGATACCCTCCGTGGTCAGTTCGCTCTTCTGTCTGAAGATGAGAAGGCTGTGACCGAGGAGTTCTGCAAGGCGCTGGCTAAAGGTTTGGAATGAACCCAAACCAAAAGACAGAGCAGTGGCACAAGGACAGAGAGGGGAAGCTGACAGCTTCTGCTTTCGGCCAGGCGGCAGGACTCGGGCCTGGGTCACGGCAACAGTTGTGGCGCAGGATGATGGGGCTGGAAGAACCTTTCGTTGGAAACACGGCAACAGATTGGGGTGAACAGAATGAGGCTACAGCGATTGAAGAGTATCGTAATCGGCATTTGGAATCGGGTGATTCCCTCGATTTGGTGGGGTTCGTACCGCATCCGGAGATGGCTTGGCTTGGTGGTTCACCCGATTTTCTTGTTGGGGGTGCGGGGTATGGCGAGGTCAAATGCCCGT